GTGCATGCGGTCGTAGGCGATGTAGCCGACCAAGCCCGCGATCGCGACGAAGGGCCAGGCCACGCTGAGGAACGAACGTTCCCTCTCGGGAGGCGGCGCCTCGCTCCTGGACGAAGCGTCCGGTATGTGCACGGGCCACTTCGATCGCTCTACCCCGCACTGGCAGCGGTCGAGACGTGTCGCCACCATCCGGTGGCACTCCGGGCACTTCCAGAAACGGCCCGTCTGATTCGGATTCATAGGCCCTCCAGGCACCTTCGAAGCAATGCCTCACCTTCTATAACGATCTGGGAGGGAAAACCGAACAACTCGCAACCCGATGCGGTAGTGAGGCTCGGACGATACGCCCCGGGGGCGCTGTGGGGCAAGCCATTCCGGTAGGTCTGGGCGATGTGCGAGGATCCCGCTTGCGTGCCACCCGTCGCCAAATAGCAGCGCGCCCTCCACGCGCAGGAGGGATTTCACCGCGATGCCACGGTCCATGGTCGGTTCGATCTCACTGAAGCATGCCCTCACGATGCTGGCGAAAGCCCTCACTTCCCTCGCGGCGGCCTGTCCGCCCGGCCTCGGGGTAGTCGCGGCAGCGCAGCGACGATCGCGTGCGACGCCTCGACGACGTCGCGGAGCTGCTGCGGGTCCAAGACGGGGGGCTTGAGCCCGAGGACCTCGTCGGCGGAACCGGCAGCCCGCTCAACCATGTCGGCGAGCACGTCGGCGTTGGGGACGCGCTCGCCGCTTCGGTACCTGTTGATCGTACTCGCGTCCAGCTTCATCGCTCGAGCGAGATCTACGTCGCGTAGACCTGCCGCCTTCAGGAGCCCGTCCAACCGCTGAGCGGGGCCGTCGGACCATCTTGCCGCCACGGCACGAGTATCGCCCGTCATGTCACGTTGGCAAAAAAACCTTGACATAGCGCCATGACACGACTACATTCGTGGCGTGACGTCACGAATTGAGAGTTTCCTTGACCATGTAGGTCAGTCGAAGACGGATCTGGCCAAGGCCCTCGGTCTGGATCCCTCAACGGTCAGCCGGAAGATCAGCGGGGACCGTCCCTGGAAGCAGATGGAAATCCAGGGACTTATAGCGTTTCTCTCGGAACGACTCAGCAGGCCGGTTACGTACGAGGAACTCTTCGGCACCACCCCCACCACCCCTGACGATGAGTCCGTGCTGGCACCCGAGCGGGCGTCGTGATGGCCTCGACACGCCCCGATATTCGGCCTGTCACGGTATCCGGCCAAGGGTCGGACGAGACGACGGTGACCCCCGCGGATCGGCTGCGCGACGCGCTCGCGATCCGGTGTGGCGAGCTCGAGGCGAACCGGCCCGAGGTCCTGGACCTCGTTGCGGAGACGCTCGAGATCCTCCGTGGGCACCTTGCAGGTCGGGCAGCCAGCCTGGCAGGGAACCGCTCTGCCAAGTACTTCCGCGAGGCCCTCCGCGGCGAGCACGCGCTGACGCTCGAAGACTTGGCCCGTCTCGCGATCGACGCGCCCCTCGGGGTCTCGGCCGCCCTCGCCAAGCTGGCCCGGCGGGCCGGCTACCAGATGGTGCCGGATGACGTCATCGGTCCCGACAGCGCGCTCGCGGCGCTCATCGACCTCGTCGAGAGCGGCGGCCGGTGTCTCCTCGGCCTACAGCGTGCGCTCCTGAAGGACGGCGGTCGCCGGATCGGCGACGAGGACCGTCAGGCGCTCCAGTTCGAGGCGGACAAGCTCATGCGTCGGGTCTGCGCGTTTCAGCAGGCGCTCGAGAAGGGCGGCGCTCGATGAGCCACTACCTCACGGCGTTCGCCGCCTTCGTAGCGGGCTGCCTGCTCTCCTACGTCCTGGGCGTGTCCTACGAGCGGAGCCGGCGCCGATGAAGCGCCGACGCAAGCCCGTCGAAGTCCCCGCCCCGGTGCCACACGAGGCGAACGACTCTCCCTTCCTCCTGCCCGAGCAGGCCGCCAAATACCTGCACTTGGACGTCGGCACGCTGGCCAACTGGCGAATGGTTCCTGGGAAGGGACCTTTGTTCCGGAAGCACGGGCACCGCCGAGTGGTCTACACCCAGGCCGCGCTCGACGACTGGTCCGCGCAGCAGGAGCGCGGATCCACGAGCGAGAAGCCAAAAGCACAGGAGGCGCGGGCATGACCAACTACTGCCGTGGCGTGGTGCCTCCGCTTCCGTCGCGGCCCGGCGGCGTCTGCTGGAAGGACGCGGGGCACAAGGACGACTGCGACCCCACCGAGCGACGTCAGGCGGTTCGGCACGCTCCGCCCCCCGTGAGCCAGGCGCCCGCTCTTCCGCTCGCGGCGCTGAGGCAAGACGCCGAACGAACTCGGAGGGAGTGTGCTCTCCCGCCGAGCAGCATCGTCGTCCTCCGCCAAGAGGACCTGGAGCGCGTGCAGCCCTTCGGGGCCGATCGCGTGCGGATCACGCTCATAAGCGGCCAGCAGATCATCCTCGACAAGCACGTCATCGCGAAGGCCGCGGCGGTTCTGGTAGGCGTTCCCCACCAAGACCCGAAGCCCTACCGCCCGAGGCCTGTATGAACTGCCCACCAAAGACCCTGGCCGCCATCCGACATCTGGCCGACTGTGCTCGCCTCGGCTACGACGAGGGGGGCACTCCATTCCTCAATTCCGCTTACAGCGGGGGGGTGGAAGCGGCGCTCCTCACCGTGGACAAGTTCCTCGCTGACGCCGAGGCGGAGAACGTCCAGCGCGAGACGTCGCGGGCGCCGGTCGTGAGCGGGAGTATGCGGTGAGTGCGAGCGAGCAGGCCCGGGCGGACGCGTTCGCGGACGCAGAGACGCTCCGGCTACTGGCGCGCGATAACGATTACATGCTTTGGCACGGGCTGGGCCTACGAGAGATTCTCCGCGAGGCATCCCATCTCTGGAAGTATCCGACCAAGGAAGACTATGCCATCAACGCCCGCGCCGCGTTCCGCGCGGTCCCGGGGCTGAGGGGCGCGCTGTGAGCGCCGCCCTCGTCCCGACGCGAGCGCTCGACCTGACGGGGCGGGTGTTCGGACGGCTCACCGTACTCTCCCGCGAAGAGAACGACTCGCGCGGGAAGGCGCGGTGGCTTTGCCGGTGTCTCTGTGGCGGAGAGCGTGTGACTCGGAGCAAGAGTCTGCGCTTTGGTGGCGCGAAGTCCTGCGGCTGCTTACATCGCGAGGTCGCCGCAGGGTTGTGTCGTATGCGCGCGCGCCACGGCCACAGGAGCGGCTACAGGAGGTCTAGGGAGTACTGCTCGTGGAATGGGATGCTCTCCCGCTGCTCTAATCCCAAGCTTCCCGACTGGCCCTACTACGGCGGCCGCGGGATCGCGGTGTGCGCGCGCTGGCGCGACAGCTTCAAGAACTTCCTTGCCGACATGGGGCCGCGCCCGCCCGGAACGACCATCGATCGCCGCGACAACGACCGCGGGTACGAGCCTGAGAATTGCCGCTGGGCCACACCGAAGGAACAGAGGCACAACCGGCGCGAGAAGGTCGACGAATGTTGAAAGTATCGCCGGTCCCGGTCGAGTTGGACCGCTCCGCCCTCCTCCTTGATGCCTGCCGCTACTTGACGGGGCAGATCGTCGACCTGTCGGAGCAGGCCGCGATGAACCCCGACGACCGGGACGAGGTGCTCCTCAAGTTGGATGGCCTGGCCGAAACGATCCGCGAGACGCGCGAGCAGTACGTTGCCGCGCTCCCCCAACCCTTTTGAAATCGAAGGAGGCCCACATGTCCAGCCCAATTCCGGCCGCCGTCGAAGTTCCCGTCCCACCGGAGGACGTTGAGCTCGAAGCCGAGGAGCGCCTCGCGCTCCGCGCGCGGGACCAAAACATCGCCAACCTCGCCCTGACGGACATCGGCAAGGTCAAGGACTACCTGGAAGCGCTCCGCCAGGGTCTGGAGATCATGCAAGGCGTCGCCATCAAAAGCACGACGCCCTACGACTGGACCCGCTACAAGGACCGGGAGGGGAAGGTCACTTGCATCCTCCGCGACCAGGGCGCGACTACGATCCGGAAGTGGCTGGGGATCTCGATCACGGGACACCGCGGCCACCCGACGGACCTGAAGGAGCCGGGGCCCAAGGTCTCGACCGAGCGCGTGAAGCAGGCGGACGGGAAGGCCGAGGTCGTCGTGACCATCGTGGAGATGTGGGCCGACGGCTTCTGCGCCCGCACGGGGGAGCGCGTCGAGGGCATCTATTCCGCGATCCGCTCCGACCAGAAGTTCCGCGGGCGCGAGACGCCGCAAGACGACAAGGCGTCGATCCGGACGTACCTCGACACGAAGGTCACCCGCATCCTCTCCGGCCTGCGGAAGGTCCCCGAGGACGTGCTGAAGGGCGCCGGGCTCGAGACCGAGAAGTGCTACGGAGGCTCCGGCTTCGGTACGAGCGCGGAGCGCCAGGCCGGCGCGGTGGCCGAGGAGGGCGTGGGCGAGAAGGCGAAGGCGCTCGGCGAGGAGGTCTTGCGCCGCGTGGGTGGTGATGTCTCTGCCGCGCGGCAACTCCTCGTCGAGATCACGTCTTGGACGAACAAGGAGGGAATGCTCGTCAAGGGCTACGACAGCGTGTCGAAGCTCACGAAGGGCTTCCAAGTCGAGAACGCGTGGAAGAAGCTCCGCGCCCACAAGACCTTCGGTGACGCCGCGCAGCGCGATTCCGGGCCCGAGGACGAGCCTGGGGCCGAGGGGTAGGGGGCCGGCCGTGCCCGGGCTCCGCCTCGTCCATGGCGGCCAACCGCCAGCGAGCCTGGCTGGCGAGTTGATCGTGACCATCCAGACGAAGCTCGCCGAGCGGGCCGCCGCCCAAGCCCACCTCTCTCCACGGAACCAACCCTACGCCTCGGACGCGGATCCCAACGGCTGCCTGCGCCGCCAAGTCCTGTCGATCACGAACTGGCAGGAGCGGGCACCAATCCCGGCCGATCGGCAGGGTCGCCTCGAGGCCGGGGTCGAGGCAGAGAGCAAGGCCATTCGCCTGCTCAAGGAGATCGGCCTGGGCGTCGTCAAGGAGCAGATGCCGTTCGAGCTGAAGCACCGCCGAACCGGCGCGCCCTGTCTCCGCGGAAAGATCGACGCCTTCATCCAGTGGAAGACGCAGGAGGTCCCGACCGAGGTCAAGAGTCTTCACCCCCTGATCTTCGACCGCCTGCACACACTGGACGATCTCTCGAACTTCTGGTGGACCAAGCGGTACCTCTACCAGCTCCACGCCTACATGATCGGGTACGGCCTGCCGGAGTGCTTGCTGCTCATCACCAACCTGCTCGGGGATTGGAAGCTGTTCTCCGTCTCGATCGACTACGAGATCGCCGAGCGCATCTGGTCCTTCGCGGAGTCGATCTTGGACGCAGTCGACGTCCAGCGGGCGAAGAGCATCCTTCCCGACTTCACCAAGGATGCCACGCAGTGCGCGCACTGCGACTTCTTCGGGAGGCCCTGTCAACCGCCGATTGCCGAGTTGGGCGCGCTCATGCTCGGAGATCCAGAGCTGCACGCGCAGCTCGAACGCTGGTACGCGCTCCGTGACCAGGCGAAGGAGTACGGCGGGCTCGACAAGAAGGTGAAGGAGTCCCTCCGCAAGGCGCTCCCGGAGGACCGGCCGCGTGGGCTCGCCGGGCGCTTCGCTATCGAGATCACGCAGAAGCCGGTGAAGGCCTTCGAGGTCATGGCTCGGACCGATCGGATCGTGAGTATCGAGCCGGTCCTGGCCGAGCCGCTGCCGATGCCGGCGGGCGGGCGGGCCCAGGTCGGCGATCTGATGGACGCGCTCAAGAGAAGCCTCGAGGCGGGCAAGGCCAAGGGAGCGGCGAAGTGACACCCCCGACCCCGCCCCCGATGACGCAGGCGGAAGCCTGGGCGGCGTTCCTAGCGGCGCAGGAACAGATAAAGCAGGCGGACGGGCTCGTGGCGGCGGCACAGCAGGCGCTCGCCCACGCGAAGAGCCGTCAGAGCCATGCCTACCGCCAGGAAGAGCAGGCCTGGGACGTCTACCTTCGGTCCGGTCGATGAGCGAGGGTCTGATGGTGTGGAAGACGAAGGACGGCCGTGACGTTCCGGTCGCGCAGCTCGGAGACGAGCATCTGCAGAACATCCTCCGGATGCTGCTGCGCCGGTCCCCCATGATGCGTGAAGCGCAGGCCCTCGGGATGGCACTCTCAACAGGGCCTTCCGGTGAAATGGCGCGCGACGCCTTCGATATGGAGGTGGAGCGGCTCGAGCGTGTCGATCTCGTGACATTCCTCCGCGACTACACGCCGCACTGGCGCGCCCTGCTCGAAGAGGCAGAGCGGCGCTTCGGGCCCGATGCCGTGGCGCTCCTGATCGAGCGCCACAAGCCGACGCGGAGGGATGAACTGACCGCATCGGCTGCCGTCCTCGGTCTCCTAAAATCCGCAGCCGACGAGGAGACGCTCCGAGGACGCGCGCAGTGCCTCACTGATCTCGAGGCAGAGCTGCTGGGGGCGCTTGCCGCCCTGGTCGCGGCCGAAGATCGCTTTATGAAGGAGTCCGGGCTGCTGCCGGTCGATCCGATCATTGAGGCGCTGCCGGCGGCGCGCACGGCGATCGAGAAGGCAATGGCGCCTCGGTGAGCACTCTCGTCTTCTTCGACACCGAGACCGGGGGACTCAAGCCAGAGCACCCGACCATCCAGCTCGCCGCCATCGCGGTCGGCCCCGACTGGCAGGAGCTCGAGATCTTCGAGCGGAAGATCGCCTTCGACGAGGGGAAGGCCGACCCCGAGGCGCTCGCCATCAACCACTACGACCCCGAGGTCTGGCGGAAGGAAGCGCTGCCCGAGGCGCGCGTGGTGGGGGAGTTCGCGGCCCTCCTGAACCGGCATCGTTGCGTTGAGCTGATCTCGCAGCGCACGGGGCGTCCCTACAGCGTTGCCCGCCTGGCCGGGCACAACGTGGCCAGCTTCGACTTGGAGCGCATCGCCGCGATGTTCAAGCGGCACAGCACGTTCTTTCCGGTCGACTTTAGGACGGTGCTCGACACGCGGTACGGCTCCGTCTGGCACTTTGAACGCCTGCCGGCGGCGGAGCGCCCGAAGGACTTCAAGCTGACCGGGCTCGCGCAGCACCTCGGCGTTTCCGTTGAGGGCGCCCACGATGCGCTCGTGGACGTGCGGTTGTCGATCGCGATCGCTCGAAAGCTGGTCGCATGATGGCGTTCCGGCGGGTGCGCGCGTGACCGTCCTCGAGGTCACCGCCGCCGTCGTCCTCGCGTTCTGCGCCGGCGCCGCCCTGGTCGCCTGCTTCCGCGGCTTGGAGGGGATCGGCGACGAGCTGCTCCGCCGCGAGGATCCGGGGACGGTGTCAGAGGGGACGCGCCAACGGTACCAGGGCGGTGGGACGGAAGTATGAGCCTCGCTCCTGGTGCTCCCTACCTGAACTACTACGCCGTAGGGAGCATGAAGCCTTGCCGTTGCGGGCACGCGCAAGGCCTACATTTCGACATCTCGAAGGCGGGCACGTGGGTCGAGGGTTGCCAGGAGTGCCGCACGGTGCCGTGCCGCAACTTCATCGCGGCCGACAACCAGATCCCGCCGAGAGACAAGCCGTGACCGACTGCCCAGGCTGCACGTTCTGCGACGAGCTCGACGAACGGAGGTTCTACGCCCGCCTCGGCGCCGGGCAGTGGGCCTGCCGGCAGTGCTTCGTCGACGGTCACCTATCGAGCACACCGGAGCCGGCAACGTTCGAGCAGGAGCAAGCGATCCGGATGCGGATGATGGCGCACAACGGCCAACACCGGCACCTCGTCAACAAGGGGCTCACGTAGGTGCTCGTGTTGTCGCTCTTCCCCGGCATTGGCCTCTTGGACACGGCTTTCGAGGAGGAGGGCTTTTGCGTGGTGCGCGGTCCTGACCTGCTGTGGGGCGGGGACATCAGGACATTCCATCCGCCGGCCGGGAAGTTCGACGGCGTGATCGGCGGCCCGCCGTGCCAGCGCTTCAGCTCGCTCGTTCATCTGGTGCGGGCCGCACATGGAGAGGACGCGATTGCCGACAACCTGATTCCAGAGTTTGAGCGCGTGGTGCAGGAGTGCGCGCCGACATGGTTCGTCATGGAGAACGTCCCCAAGGCCCCGCTCCCATCTGTCTACAGATATCGAGTCGACTCACAAACGCTGAAGGACGCATGGGTTGGGGGCGAGACATCGCGGACGCGTGTGTTCAGCTTCGGCTCGCGCGAAGGATGGTCGCTGCCCATCCAGGTAAATGCCCTCTGTGTGGTTGACCCGCTGCCAGCAGTCTGCGGCGGTGATCGCGTGGTTCCCGTAGCGATCGGAAAACGGAAGCGTCCGCGTAAGGACGGAATCAGCCGGCTCGGGCCGAGTTTGGGGCCTCGGATGCCAGTGGCGGAAATGCTGCGAAGGCAGGGCGCGCCGCTGGACTTACTGGACGCAACGGGCTTCACGGTGAGCGCGAAGCGTCAGATGGTCGGCAACGGCGTCCCCCTTCCGATGGGCCGCGCCATCGCCCGCGCGGTCAAGGCCGCGCTCGCCGAGTCGAGGTTGCCTGACGTGCAGGCGCAGATGGAGGGGGCGTGAAGGAATTCGAGGCGAGCATCCCATGCGAGCACTGCGCCGCGAAGGGATACGTCTCGCGAATGAATCCGAAATGGTTGCGCGCCCGACGACTGAAGGCAGGCCTGTCACTGCGTGAACTGGCGCGGCTGCTGAACGTCACGGCTAGCTACTTGTGCGACATCGAATTGGGCCGGCGACCATTGCGATTAGAGCACCGGATAGCGTCGAAATATCGGAAGTTGGCGCAGATGGAGGGGGCGTGAAGCCCTGGCTCCTCGTCCTGGCGCTCGCCTGCTTCATAGTGGACCCGCTCGCGCACCTGACGGGCGGTGATTCCGTGTGCACGTTGCAGCTCGTGGCGCTCGGACTCGTGGCTGCCTTCCTGGCGCTGTTGCTGGTTGGGGATCGCGGAGGAGATACGCCGGTCCGGGACCCGCACAGGTTCGATAGGGAGGGGGAGTGATCCGCTGCGATTTCGGCGCCGAGTGTGCGTACCCGGCGCAGTGCCCCGACTGCGATATGTGCTGGGATCACTGCCAATGCGGGGCGGAAGACGAGACTTTCGTGGGCGATGAAAGCTGCCACCACGGCGTTGGGTTCGATGAGGATTGCGAGGACTGCGACGACGAGTCCGCCGAGGGCGACGCGATCCTGTGGAAAGACAAGTGATCAGAACCGCTGATCGAGAGACGCTCCGACGCGATCACCAGGTGACGATCCTGCGCCAGCCCGGGTCCTCGCATCCCTACTCGTTCACCTGTCCCTGGTGCCAATTCTGGAGGGACTACAGGACCGAGTCGGGAGCGGTCCAGAGCGCGGCACAGCATCTCCGGGTACATGGGAAGCGGCTCACGCTGGCGAAGGAGAGGGCGCGTTGAGAACCCTGCGCGTCGGGAAGAGCACCGCCTGGCCCGCCGAGATCGCGAGCCAGGCAGTGGGCGTACTGGGAATGCGCGGCGCCGGCAAGAGCAACCTGGGCCGTGTCTACGCCGAGGAGCTCTTCGCTTCCAAGATCCCCTTCGTAGTCTTCGACCCTATCGGCAACTGGCACGGTATCCGCGCGGGCCGCGACGGCAAGCCAAGCGGCGGGCTCCCCATCCCGATCTTCGGCGGTGAACACGGGGATCTCCAGATCGACGCCGCGAGCGGTCCGAAGGTCGCCGATCTCGTCATCGATAGGAAGCTCTCTTGCATCCTGGACCTCAGCCACGAGGACTTCAGCGAGAACG